AGCAACATTATATTGGCAAGTGGTGATACAATTAACTCCATTGGATGTAATGAAATAACAACCGCAAATACAGTACCTCCCAATACAGGAGCAAATTTTACGGGAACCAATATCAACGATGCTTTTGTTTATAATTCCTATGGTGCTTTATGGCTTAATGGATCAGGAAGTATTAATTTTAATGCAACTGTCTATGGAGTAGCAGATGTATCCCCTAATATTGGATGGACATCAGGAACGACCCATTTTTATGTGATTATCGCAGCGAATCAATCGGTAGTAGCTAGTTATTTTGCTAGTGGTAATCAAGCGACTTTGGCAGGCTTTACGGTCTTACCTGGATATAATTTTATTGGCACATTTACCTGTTATCAAAATGCTGTATATAATGCGACTCTAGGATATACAACTGTTTATTTAACCTATACAAGTACCTTTTCGATAACGTATTCAGCCTCTGTACAAGGTTGTAGTGTTTACCCTACGAATGTTAGTCCTTATTTGTTTTCATGGTATGAAAATGGCACACAAATCGCCACTATGACTCCAACTGGGTTTTACATGTTGGGGTCTAATGCTCAAATTAATGCCCCCATTATTAGTGCTACAACCTATTACAATTTACCCAGTCAAACTATCTTTGCGGGTACATTGTCATTGACCGTTTCGAACGCAGCCTGTTATATCACTCAGACCATAAATTTAGGTGGATATAGTTTAATAGGCTCTCATAACGCGGTTTATGTACCGACGACAGGTTATTATCAGATTATCGTGTCATATCAAGGAAATGACTCAGCAGCAACAATGCAAGGTATCTATTTGTACTATTATGCGAACGGTACATACTATACTTTGGACTATCATTATGTTTCTTATGTTGGTGGATACGTTTGTTATAATTTAAGTAGTCTTTATTACCTCACAGGAGGAAACCCTAATTATTATGTCTATGTTCAAGGGAATAATCAGGCAGCCGGTTATACAACGGGTAATATACAATTCATACGATTAAATTGAGGGGTTCCGCCCCCTCACGGCAGTATTTTTTGTTATCTTTTTTCCAAAAAGATATTTTCTAGTATAATAATAAATGCCTGGTTTTCCATCTCATCCCGACCAATGTACTCAACTCTATTGCGTCCTTGATGCTGAAAACATCGTTGAATTTCTAACGTATAACAGTGAATATAAGGGAGTCGTTCCCTGTCCACAACAAACACAAATTGGACATACTTGTATTAATGGAACATTTCAAGCAGATACTAAAGTACCGATTGTATTTCGACCGAAAGTCGATCCAGCTTTAACAACTGCCCAAGCTACAATACAACAACAAGAATCAACTATATCAGCATTAAAAAGTGACATAAAAACACTTCATGCAAGTCTTACACAAGTTATTAATACCTTAAATACTCTTACGAATCCCCCCAATCAAAAGCAACAAGCAGTAAAGAAATAAATAAGAATACATAAAAAATCATTAAAAAGATCATTACGCTTTTTTATCTTACCATAAATAAAAAATGTCAGTCCCCGTTTTACAAGCAACCATTACTGGTTTACCTCTTGTTAATCAAGTATCAGCAAGTGCTAGTGTCCCAGCTGAACCCAATGCAAATCGATATGTTATCGTTCACACCAAAGAAATTTCCGCAGATGATTTAGCCACATTCCAAGGATATGGAACAGTCGTCCAATATGATTATAATGTGGAAGGAAATATTCTGATTGATAATCTCATTTTTGATTATCTCTTTCTCGATCTCACTGATGCCAAATCCCGTCAATACTTTGACTGTAGTAATTTAACAAACTATAATGTCGTTGGATATATCTCATTCATTGAACAATTTGACTCCTATATTGAATCCCTTAATTGTAATAATGTTCTTACCGAATTTCCTCAAAAGACACATTTCAAATCAGCATTTGACATTGCTCTCTTACAAAAATCAACCTCCTCTCCCAATAAATGTCTATCCGCTGTAAATTTTTTAGGGTCATTCTTGGGAAGTTTAAAGAAAACGTCTGCTCTCTAAGTGATTACATTATGGAACAGATAAAAAACTTCTTCGTTACCCAAAGTCTGTCTCTCCTTTGTATATTATTTCCAAAGTTAATTAGTCTATCACCCATTTTGATCATTTTATAGCGCTTTTAAGAAAAGCGCGCAAAATATATTTAAAATTTATTATATTATTTTTACTATAATAAAACATGGGTAACGCAATCAAATCGTTCGCAAAAACTGTCGCTAAAGGTGCCATAAAAGGTGCCACTTCTGTGATTCCTGTAGTAGGTGGAGCTTTAGGTGATTATATCAACAGCAAATTTGCCGTTGGATCCTTTGACATTGGATCTCTTGGTATTGATCCAAATAATATACCAGAAGGAGCCAAAGTAGTTAATGTAAATACTCCTGCACAACTAAAGAAACTCGTTGAACAAAATCCTGAAGCTGCTAAAAAAGCTGGTTTAACTGTTCAAATGATTAATGAAGGGGTGGCTGAAGCTAAACAACAATCCAAAGCAATCGGTGGAAGTGTTTTCTACAAACCACTTTCTACCCCTATGGCAAGTGAATTCGTTAAACCTAAAGGCAAATATGCCAAAGGATCAATGGATTTACCCAAAGAAGAAGAACCAAAGAAAATTGTAAAACAAAAGAAACCACGTTCAGAAGCCCAAAAAGCTGCTACTGCAAAAATGCTTGCAGCATTACACGCTAAACGATCTGGTAAAAAATAATCTTATCTAATATAAAATGACAGGAGCACCAAAAATTTATAACAAGGATGATTTAGCAAAATTAAAGGATTCTCATCCTGTTCAGATCACTGCACATGCCCATGAAGTCATTGTACCCGTTGTTTATAGTCGAATGGTAAAAGAATTCTTGGAAAAGAAAGGAGTCAAATTACCATTAACACATCATCAATTGGCTGAAATGAAACATGAAGCTGGAGTATCCGGATATGCCAAAGGTACATTTGATTTAAGGAAAAGTAAGAAGGCCCATGTACAACATCAACATCAACATGTTTCTCAAAAGGTAGTAATTAATTTACCTGCAAAGAAAAAACGAACGAAACGAACAAAACGAGTTGTGAAAGCGCCTTCTGAATCTTATTCTATTCCACCATCTCGTCAAACACCATTTGAATCCTTACAAGGAGGGTATCATCCTCATATTATGCGAGAATACATTGTACAAACGATTGATCCCAATTTACGTTATGATCAAGAAAAACGTTTACAACATGAACAAGAGAAGAGTGCGTTAGAAAGACATAAAAAAGCCGCTGAGGAAAAATATAATGATGTTCTTCAAAAGCATGAACAATTAAAAAAAGAACATGCAAAAGATCGTGAAACGTTAGAAGAATATCTAAATCGACCTGAGCCTGTTGAACAACCAGAACAACCCGTTTCATCTAGTGAACCTGGAAAATATATTACTGTTATTGAATTAAGGAAAAGAATAAAAGAGTCGGGTTATACTGGAACCATTTCACAATGGAGACGAGATAAATTATTAGAACTTGCAAAATCTTTAGGTCTCATATAAATTTTAAATTTTCAATCGATTTAAAATTACTTTTTAACATACAATTTTGCTTGAGCACTACTATGACCCATCTCTGCTGCTGTTTGTTCCAATTGATTTATTAAAGGAGCAGACTTCGTAGTAATATAGATATGGCGTAACATGTTCACTGAAATTACCTTGGGAAAGAAGATACTATTTAATGTTTTTGTTAATAATGCCGCAGTTAAATCATCTCCTGTATAGGATTGAAACAATTGGGGCCAACCTGTAAAATTTGCCCATTTGGTAATGAGTTGAGAAAGTTTCTTTGGTAATTTTTCGATTTGTAATCCCAAAAACTTTGCTGTTTTGTATTGACGAAAGTAAAATGTTCCCTTATCAAAAAAGTTATCTTTGGCACGATTGTATCCACGAATTTTCATTAATGTATAATCCAATAATCTCCGGGGTGGTATCATTACATAACAAGCTAATATGATATACTTCTGTAACGCCATGATGTCATCACGAGAAGGTTTACTTTCCTTCCAGATATGTTCAGTAGAACGTTTTAATTTTTCAAGAGTAGATTCCACATCATCCCATGAGATCCAATTCTGTTTCTGTAAAGGAGTCATCTTGTTTTCTTTTTGTTCTATATTATATTTCATAGCATCTTTGTTCATGAGATCTTGATATTTTTTTTGAACACCTTCTGTGGTGATAATGACCAGAGCAGCTAAAAGCGTTTTACGAGAATTGAAGGGGATATCTTCAAGAGCTTTTATCACTTCTTCTTGATGCTTTGAAAAGAGAGTATGATCCATTTGCTTTTCATCAGGGAAAGCTTTCTTAAATACACGTTGAAGGACAGAGAGATATGTCTTTTTACTACTTTGACTCAAATGAGGTCGTTGGCTTGAAATCACTTCTAATAACTTTTCCATTTTATATATATAAAGATAATTATTTTAACATTTTTTTGATAAATAGAATAATGATATATCATTATATGGATATTCCTTATCTAGAGATTATACTAGAATCTCTATATAATAGAGAGATAATGGAATTAAAAATTTTTAATTGTCTTATCTAGAATAAACCTAGAATAACTAGATAATATCTAGATAAGGGAATCTCCATATAATGATATCTAGATATTCCATTTATGTAGTTTTCCATATAATTTGATGTATTTTTATTTGTTTTGTATGAATTTTTTAAAAGTATATAATAAAACATGTTTAGACACAAAGATCCTTTAGATCAATACAGAAAGATCTCCAGGATTGCTGAACAAAAACCTATTGAACCTCTTCCTAAACCTGCTTATGGTATCGGTGGAGATATTGCAGACTGGTTACTTGGTTATGAATCTACACGATTCAAACAATTCATTAAACAACATGGGAATGATACTTTAAAGGAATTAAAAGTGGGGCGAACACCTATTAATGCAACAATCAAACTTGGCTTTGACCTGTTAGCAGGAGGAGAATTTTCCAAAGCACAAAAGCAACTTGGTGTGGATGAATTCTTTCATTTGTATCTTGTTCTTAATAATCGTTTTGTGATTGAAAAGAATGAAACAGTAAATGTGAAACCTTATCACAAGCAAGCAGATGAACAGAGTCATGATATCGCTTTACCCGAAGCTCCAATCACGATTGCAGACTTTATAAAGAAAGCAGATGATGGTAAACACTTCTGGTTGGAATACGATCCGATTAAAAACAATTGTCAAATGTGGGTAGCTAAAGTCTTGGGTGCAAATGGTCTTTTTAATGACGCCGTCATTAAGAAGTTCGTTTTACAAGATACAGAAGAGTTATTAAAGCATATGCCCAATTACAATCCTGATTTAGTCAGAGATATCGTTGATACTGGATCTATCATTAACCGGATAATCCAATTCGCTACTAAAGGCAGACTTGGTTTCGCTATTGGGAACATAGATCTCGGGCACCGGGATGTCTTTGAGATTTATCGACCAAAAGTCAAGGCACGTTTTCATATCCGACGCCATTTTCATTAAGTAAGGATTCGGTGGAGGTATTTCAAATACTTTATTCGTTTCTTTTAATGTCTTTTGTGGATCTAATTCATATGTTTTATTTACCCCAGTTAAAGGGTCAATAAACTCAGCTTTCACTGGATTATATGCCGGAGACATTTTTTGGAACATTTCGGTGAGTTTATCCTGACCATAGGGTAACAATTTGGGTTTAAAAATTTCCATCTTATTTATATATAGTAAAATAAAAAAAAAACTTTTATCTTACTAAATATAAAATGACAGATTTATCAAGTGATTCTTCGGCTTCCGAAAATGAAGTGGAAGATGGCTTAAATTTAAATGTTGTAAATGATATGATTAGGGAGTACGAAAAGGGGCTAAAAAAGGAAGCTCGTAAAAAACACTATAATGCTTTTGATAATATAAAAGAAGTAAAGGGATTGGAGGTGGAAGATTTAGCAAATGCAGATATCCAACTTACTCGTGGGCAAATGCGTCAGCTAATAAAACAACAGAACGACGAGTTAAGAGCCCAACGTACCGCGCAAAAAATCGAAGCAGAACGACGAAAAGAATTATTAAGACAAGGAACATATTTTATTAAGAACCCCGAATATAAAGAAAAAGAAAAACCTATTCCGGTCAAAAAGAAAAGTACTCGGACTGTTAAAGAAAAGGTCGTTGAACCTCCTAAACCTGTTCCTGTTGCTCCTCCGGTCGAAGAACCAAAGGTAAAATCATTTCAAGCTCGTAAACCGAAACTAGAGGAAGAAATCGAACAAAAAACAGCTGCCTTACAACGTCTCGATCAGACCCTTAATGGTAATCCATATTATGCCGCTCTACTCAATAGTCGAATAAGACGGTAAATGTTCATCACGAACTTTTAAATCATGTAACCGATATAAGAGACGTAATTGTCTTTCAGCTTTGTCTTTGGACATGTGTGTTCCAAACACACGACCGGTTTCAATGTTCATAACTTTATACTTTCCAAATGGGATTTTGACAATTTGATAGGGCATCGTTTATTATATACAAAATATTTATATTCTACTAAATATAAATGAGTCATCTCGATAAACTCTTTAAAGCAAGTGATAAAGACGAAATAACCAGTGATACACCTATTATACGAAATACGAAAGCCTGTCAAATGCTCATTATAGGTCCAAAACGATCTGGAAAAAGTAGTTTAATATTATCTCTCTTATCTCATAAACAACTTTTACATGGTGCATATCATAATATTTTTATGATATCACCCTCAAGTTCTGATGGTAAAATGAAAGGACTAATTGATGAATTGGATAGGGACGGAAAATATTATAAGGAATTAAATACTGCTAATATAGAAGCCGTTTTGGCCTATATTAAAAATGAAATGAATGCAAAAAAGGCAAAAGAAAAAAAGGAAGGTAAAAAGTTACCTGAAATCTATAATTTGTTAATATTAGATGATTGTTGTAGTGATCTTCCAAGATCGTATAAAAAGTCTCCCATTTTAAGTCTATTTCTTAATGCTCGTCATTACAATTTAAGCACAATGGTGGTATCGCAGACGTACAGGGGGATTCCTGCTGCAATTCGCAAACAGTCTGACTTGATATACTGGTTTCCGTCGGTAAGGAAAGAAAGGGAGGCGTTACAGGAGGAATTTGACATTCCTGATTGGGTTTTTCAGAGTTGTTTTGACTCTGAATCAGATCATCCATTTTTAGTCGTAAACAGTGTCTCGAAACATCATCTATCATTTTTTCGAAAGATGACTCCTCTAATAAATTCTCTGGAAAGTAAGATTTAAATCTTTCAGCATAATACCGGACGTCACGTACAATTAATTTAAATCCTGTATGTTGTAAACGATATCGTTGCTGATATGTCGGAGCATACGAGTATCCCTTTTCCATTCCTTCAGGTAATTTTGTTTTTGGCGGACGATGCTTAAGATGCCATTGTCGTGCTCGTTCTCGTTTGGCTTCAATGGCTTCTTCTTGATTTTTATAAATGTTTTTTCTACCACGTTTTATGGGTTGTTGTACAACTTGTTGCGTAGCTTGATTAGTATCCAATGAAATAGTTTCAAATTCACTTGTCATCTTTTATTATAAGAAAAATATTTAAATTATTTTTAATTTAAATTTTAAAAATCAATTTTATTATACAAAAGTAAAAGTAATTTCATCTTGTGGTTTTGCAATAGGGATTAACTCATTATTTTCCCAAGGTGAATAATCAACATTATGATGATATTCTTTCGATTTGAGTGTCTTATAGACGATTTTTACATCCGGATGTTGGGCAATAAGAGCATCTACCTTTGCTTTGTATCCTAATTGTTTTTGTAATTTAACATCTTCAACTTCTTTTGATTTGTAAATAGTATCTGTATTACCTCCTCGTATTGTGCCTGAGGTCGTTTTATCAATTAGAATATGCTGAAATTCTAGGTTTACATATCCAGCTTTTAAGAGACGTAATGATAGATCAATATCTTCATTATATTTACCGCGCCAATTATATAATTTGTTTGTAATTAAAATACATGAATAAACTTTACCATTAAAACGAATTGGTGGTCGATTATTACTAATTTCAGGTATCATTGAATAATAGTTAAATCCTGCTAATCCTACATTTGAATAGCGTGCACAAAATTGCTCGACAGATTTGAAAATTGCACCTGATTTTATCGGGATACGTTTATTAAAATGGTATCTATAAAAGCCCTGTATGTTATCATCAAGTATCCAATGTTTCTCTTCTTCAAGCATGTTTGTCGAATACCATTTAATAAAATTTCTAGCAGGAATCCCACCCTGTTCATAGGAATGAAAATCATCAGGTAATTTTACTAATTGACATTTAGGTACAATTTTTAAGTATTCATCATATTCTGCTGGTTCAACAAAGACTCGAAAAAACACATTCATAGCATTTAATGCATCAATTGTCTTATGACGTGTCGGTTGATACCGATTATAACTTAGGATATTAATCGAATATGTTGGAATTATTTGTTCTGCAGTTGTCCATTCATCTTTTTCAAATGTTTCCCATTTGCATGGGATATAAAACGATTCTGTTGTTTTACTTGATGTTTTTACTTTTATACCGTAAGTAGCAATTATAATATTGAAATGATTAATGTCCTCTTCACTAAAAAACATCACAGTGACAATAGGAAATTGCTCGCCATTTTGATTATCAAATTCGGGCATATTTATCCAATATGGATAACTTTGTTTCTCCTTTATCTTTTGTTGTATGGTTATATCTAATAACTTTTCTATCGTTTCGACATATTCGGGGTTAATTCGTAGAATGATTTTTTTGATGGGTGTTCCTATCGTAGAAACGGAAGTCGCCGTAAATCGCAATACTGTCATTTATTATAATAATTTTTTTTTTAAATTATTTTTATAAAAAAAATTCAATTTTATAAAAAATATAAAATGATTATTTTTATTTTTTATAAATTAAACGAGAATGCATCTCTTTCTTAAAACTACAACAATTCAATTGTTAAATTCAGAATATTATCAAGAATTAAAATTCTGGATTTGGAAATGTAAAACATATAAAAGACAATTGGAATATTTTGGATATACTTTTCATCGTTATTTATACAAATTGGAATTGGATGATAAAGAATTTTATTATTTATCATTTGATGATTTTGAAGATGTATTGTATGATCATTTACAACGAATTTATACTTTAAGAGATATCTTTAGTTATTGGAAATCAATGAAAAATTAATTATTGATCAAAAAATAAAAATGAGGAAATGAGGAAATGAGGAAAAGTATGTCAAAAAACTGTAAGTTTTTATTTTTTCATTTTTTATATTTTCAAATTTTTAAAAAGTTACAGTTTTTTAAAAAGTTTTCCTCATTTCCTCATTTCCTCAAATTTTTTAAAAGTTTTATTAAAAAATTTTTTAATTGATATTTTATTAATTTAAAATGATGAAGATACAATTTTTTGTACGAAAATCTTATTACCGTGAATTGAATCATCAATGATTTTTATATTCAAGTTTCGTAGTGCTTTAAGAAACTCTTTTTTACCTACAAAAGGTATTTCTCGAAAATCCTCAGAATCTTTAAATGCTCTAGTATTATACCAATCTCGATATGTTTCAAATAATTCTCCTTGTTTAATAAATGTATTAGATGATTCATATTGATCCATAAAATCACCTAAAGGATTATTACTTTTCATATATTCATTTTTATCATGACGAGATGCTTCATTAATAATAATTTGACCTTTATTCGCCTTAAAACAGTCAAACATCATGTAAAGAAATCCAGCATGTAATTTTTTATCATTTATACTTCGTTCATAATGTTGATCATTCTTTTGTTTATGATGAGATGCATATGGATTTTCTACAAATTGAAAGGGATATGTCATGATTTCTAAACGTCTTTCCATAGCTTGTTCTCCCTTAGACAATTTAGGAATTTCATTACAAATAATATTCATTGTAAAATCAATACGCATTTTGGCAGCTTTTTGATGAAGATCTCGACAAATGACTTCATTTTCACCAGTAAGTTCTTTAATTCGAGAAACTTTTAAAGTTAATTTATTTTCATCAGAAGTTGCTTCTGGTTCATTTAATTGAGCATAACGGCATCCTCTCATTCTTGCAAGTGCAGAATTGGCCGTATCACGACCAGTAGCATTTTGTGTAAGCTGATCAATGGGTAAAATACCACCATATTTACCCATTGTACTACGTAAAAGATTACCAATAAAACTTTTACCATTACCAGTTGATCCTGTATGGATAAAAATGCGCTGTGCTGGATTACCAGCTTTAAATTGATAGGCATAAATACTACAATAACTTTCAAAATTGGTTTCACCTACAACATCTAAAATGGATTGTTTTGCCGCTTCAACATCACTTTCAATACGTTCAGGTAAAGGATAACCACAAGTTAAAAGTATTTTATCTTCTTTTTTAATATCAATAATTTCCCCTGATAACATATCAATGGCACGTAAATCACTAAAACAAAACCAATTGGGTTTGCAATCGAATTCATCGAGAATAGTATCATGTTTAAAAACAGTTCGCGCCATTTTAATGATTTTGATACAAAAGGAATAACTACATAAATGACTTGCGAATTTCATAAAATTCTTTTGTTTTAAAAGAAATACTTTTTCATCTTCTTTATCTTGACGCTTCATTCCATAACGAACGAAATTTGCAAAACGTTTTCCGATACAATTGGCAAGAGGATATGTAATATCATCATCTGTGACAATTTCCCAACCTCTCAAATGATGATGATGAAGCCATCCAATGGGTGTAGCATATAAAGAATCTTTATAATTTTGATAAAAGATATCTACAATATCATTTTCAGGTACTATTGTATTTTGGTGAAGGGCTTTTAAGAGTTGACTAATCATATTTTGCTTCTTTTTACAAAAGATTTCTTTCCAATCAACTCCATCTTCTTCAAGCCATGTATGAAGTGTAGGAAATCCAGGATGTTCTTCACGTTCTGATAATTCAATAGAAAACCATTGTTTATCACATTGATATTCATCAAAATTTGTATATCCTGATTCTTTTGAAAATTTAATAAAATCATTCTTTGATAATTTATTACTTACCATCAAACAACAAAGAGTAAACCATTCTTCGTATTTTTGAAAACGTTCTTTTTTAATCATATTCAACATGTCCATCATGGTATTTTTTCGTTCTTCTGTTTCTTCTTTTGTTTCTTCTTTTACTTTAATTTTTGTTATCATTTGTATGGCAGTATTTTTAAACGTATAAATTGGAGTAATATTGGCTGGTTTTAAAAAGTATTGTTGTGGTTGTGTATTTTCTTGTGGTTGATGTGCATTAGTTTTACCTGGCATAACACCATAAGGTAATCGAAAACAAGTATGGCTTTTATAAACACTTACATCAATGCTTTTTATAAAAAAATCCATCATTTCATTTGTTAAACCATGAAGGGCCTTTTTTAAAAGACAATATTCATCTTTTTCACCCTCTAAAATCGTTTTACCTTCAAATGTTGCTCGTTCAATATTATAATGTTGAAAAATAATATGAAAACTGTATTTCATACATCCCTCTTTTAAATAAGATCCATTTGTAAACACAAATGAATGTTTTGTTGAATTTTGCTGCAAAATATCAGCAACTTGTTCTACAGTCATTAAACCATCTATAGCTTCTTTCATTAATCCATCCAGATCATAAAATAATTTAGTAATATTTGATCCATCATTTAAATATTCAATATTTAATTCTCCGTTTACTTTATCTTTTAACATTTCCCATGTAACACTTTTAGGAAGATATTTATATAAATCATATGCATATCTTTCTTTGCGTATAAAATGATTTTTACCAATTCGAACGATTTCATCCAATTCTGCCATTTTATATTACTCAAGATATTTAAAATTAATTATTTTTTTTTTTATAAAAATCAAATTTATTATAAATTTATATTTTTAAATTTATAATTTTTTTTTGATAATATAAAAATGTGTCGTTATGGAATTTTAGAGTATCCCGATGGTTATAAAGTATGTTTGAGAAACAATATTCATAAAGTATATAGTATTTCTCCATTATCAAAAACCGATGTCATAAGACAATTAAAATTATTAATATGGCATGATAAACGTGCCAAAGATTTAAGATTTTATTAAATTTCTTATTATATATAAAATGACAACAAGTCTTGTTCAATTCGTCATTAGCTATGATGATCTCTTAAACAACAGTAATGCAAATCCTAATAGTATTACCATTAATCCCATAACAGCTACACAAACTTCTTGGAATAATGCTGCAACAGTTCTAAAACAACTCAATTTGTACGGCGGCCATTATTTGGCCCGAGTAGATGGTTTCGAAGTATTTAGTGGAGCTGGTTCAACCACAACTTTTTATATCAACCCTCAAGTGATCAACATTAATAGTAGTAAATTTCACTTTAGTGCTAATGGTAATCAAGGTTTGTCTTTTACCAATAATAACAATTATTGTAATTCAACCATAGCGGGTCATAGACCATTCGAAATCAACACAGCAAACGGAAACCTCGAATTAGTAATAACCATAAATCAATATGGTCAAAACATTAATTCAAATCCTGCAGCTGTTGCAGCTCCTTGGACGCAAGATAAAACTGCTACATGGGCTTCTGCACAATTTGCTTATATGATCTTGACATTAGCATTAGAACCATTTAATGATAAGTTACGATTTTCCGACATGAAATATCTTACACAATAAAAGCATTTTAAAAAGTTTCACTCTTTTTAAAATATATTTTTTTATCGCCGAATTTCGATTGTTCCGTCTGCTGAAATTGCTGCTATTACATCATATAAAATTATGATAGTATTAAGATTGTTAGCTCCTGAATTGTTGTAACCTGTGAGCTGAAGATTAACGGAAGTGCAAGGGGAACCTTGCAAGAGGCCCTGCTCTTCGTCAAAATTGCTGAGATCAAAGCCAAGGGCATAAAAGTTTGTTAGGTATGGATTCACAGATAAAGTTGCACCTGTATTCATAGCTGGAGAGGAATAGATTACAGATGCTTGTAAATTGTGATGCAAAGCCTGCTTCAACATTGCAAAACACATGGCTGGGGTATCTTGAATGGAACTGAGCACTTGATTGCCGTCTAGGAAAATCAAAGCATTTGTACCGGCACCATTGTAGCCAGTAGTAGTATCAACAGTATCGCGAGTGTATTGCAATTGAGTACCATTACTATAAGTTGTAGTATTTGAAGGCATAACAAAACAAGCACGTGTAGAAGAAGCATTTAAACCTAGTGTATAAGAGGATAAAACACTTGCAGGTACTTGGACATTTAATGAAGACATAGCGGACATAATAAAGGGATGTGTTTTTACTAAAGATCGTTCAGCATTAACGTAATCAGCAGGTAATTCAATAGCTTGATAAATTAAATAAGCGTTACTGATTTGGTAATCTGTAATAGTAGCAGTACTACCATGAAAAAGTGCTCGGGCAGCTGAAGCCAAATCCAATTGGATTGTCATCGGAGCTGATAACAAGAAATTTGGCCAGTTTTGAGTACCATTAAAAATACTAATAGGTAAAGGTAAGACAAGGTCGATTTGAGCAGATGTTGTTGATGAGTAATACCAAGGCATACCAATACCGGTTAACATGGCAGAGTCGCCTACTAAATAATTTGGATTAGAATTATGAATTAAGGTTAAATTTGAGAAATCGTTGCTGAAATTGGTTTGATCAATAACCGCGCTATTAGCCCCAAAAACGCTTATACGATTTAAGAAGGCATAACCAGAGCCAAATGATGGAACAAAAGTTGTTGATGAGATGCTACCAGGCCCAGAGAATCCAACGGCTGAAGCAGCAGCTCCACTAGCGAGACCAGTACCTGTTACGGTAATACGACAACGCATAGCAAGGGTACCGCGCGATGTGCAATATGAACTTGCTGGAATTTGAAAGAGAATGAGCCCGCCAGAATTTTGGGTTGAGCTGGTGGAAGCTAATTGATACACACGATTACGCGCTTTAATGCATTGAGCAGAAGAATCGCTTTTTAAGCATTGAGGCACTTCTACATTCATATAGTTATGCACTTCGGCATTGATAGATGTGTAATGACTTGTCATGATGTTTATCTTACTGAAAATAAAAAAAAATTAATTTTTTATTTTTTTCCTGTTTTACTTTCTATATTTTACTTTCTATAATTCAAATAGTTTGAATAGTCTAAACTATGTATTTGTTGTTCTGTATCTCGGGCAGGAGGATGATATTCAAGATGATGTTTGTATTTACTAGTTAGATATTGTAATGTTTCATCTTGGCCATAACTTGTACGGGAAAAACGCACAAGAGGATCTGTTAGATTTAATTCTCGTGGTTTTAAATGATCGTGTGGGAGAGTAACAGGTTTTTCTTTCAAATCATCACTACCGACGGCATAATGACCACCGGTAGGGATATAAGCAAGATTTTTTGGGATTGGTTCTGGCTCGACAAAACTTCCATTCATTCCATACGAGCCATAAGGAACAAAGAAAGATGATTTGTGAGGTATATTTTGATGAGCAGCGTGTAAGTGTTTCATTTATCTTAAGAAAGAATAATTTTGTAAAAAACTAATCCAATCATGAAAACTCATTTCATAATAATCACATCGTTCACTAAGAATTGCCTCATCAGGATGCCTAATAAACGGTAAACCCTCCTGATCTAATAAAAGTGGATTACAAAAATCAAAACGACATATATCTGATTTATTTAAAACCGCCGGATGATTCCTATAAAAATGTCTCACACGAGCCTTACTTAATTCTAATTCCATATTTTATTATTGTTTAACTATTTAAATTAGATTCTTCATGAATTTCCCTTTTAGCATTTTCAATTTCTTCTTCTAATTGACGTTTCTTATCAATTAAATCATGTACAAGCCGATCACGTTCATCTAATAATAATTTTGGAGGGGCTAATTGCCCTGTAGAAAAAGCCCGATCTTTATATTCATTCGTTTCAGGTAATTGAACTTCATCTATTTGTAATTGAATGGCCCAGTTAACTCCTCTCATGTCTAGGGTATACGAAGTAGACAAGTTATCAGATAAATACAAATTTAATGTTGCAATAAACTTGTTACTAATCATCGTTCTGGTTTCACCACGATAATAAATAATGGCATTCGGTAAAGAGATAATAGGGATTTTTTGGACAATATCTGAATTATTATAGGTTGTGACGATTGCTTCATAATTTGTTAAAAAACGTAACGAATCCGATCGAATGTATACAGATGTAATTGGATTACATTGGACTTTATTGGGACTATTTAACGAACTCGTTGTTGTTATTGGTGTTAATGCTGCAGGGAACCCAAACATTAAACCAAGAACATATGCTATTATAAAATTAAATGTAATCGTAACCATATAACCAGTAACCCCAATAATTTCCCATGTAGTAATACCATATTGAGGTAAATAAGAGATACTAAAATTGGCTGCTGTTAATGGAAAAGCTGCATAATGAGTGATGATATCAGCAATAAGTGATGTAGTCAGTTGGGTAATCAATTGATTGATATTGTAATTCCCAGCAGGAATGTTGAGAGAAGTCGAAGAAAAGTTATTACCACTTCCATTTGTGTCACTGTACGTATAAGGAAGATTTTGATTGGTTGTATTCACTTGTGAAAACGAATACGGTAATTCAACACTTGGAGCCGAGATCATGAAACGATTTTTTTCATTAGTGAGCGTCAAAACCGGATTTAGATTAAAGGTACAATTGTTAGGATTTCCGGAATTTGCTTCACGTGTGTTTAAATATAAAGTATATGATCTGACGACGTTCATTTATATTATACAAAAAAAAACGTTATATAATAAAGATGGCATCAATAAATGGATTACAAACTCAAGGCCTTCAAGTAAATACGATAGATGGCTTAACAACACTTTATGCAACATCCATTTATGATAATGGAACGTTAATCAATCCTAACGGAGGTTCAGCAACATCTATATATATTAATAGTGCAACGTTAGGTACATATTTTTTGACGGGAGGAGGACCCCTGAACGATCAAGATAATTTATATGGCTTTCCATCTTTAGAATACAATGCAGGAACCAATACGTTGACTCTAGATAACATTACAGGAAATGGAACGGATAATATGGCGATAACGAGTGGAGGCTTATTGTCATTAACATCAACATCAGCATTAACATTAACAAGTGATACCAATACGATTAATGTGAATAGCAACATTATATTGGCAAGTGGTGATACAATTAACTCCATTGGATGTAATGAAATAACAACCGCAAATACAGTACCTCCCAATACAGGAGCAAATTTTACGGGAACCAATATCAACGATGCTTTTG